AACATGCCCTACTGCCCGCCGCAGTTGCAGCGAGAATGGGCAGACGCTGGCGAGGCTTCGACCTATCGCCGCCGGACCGATCGCAACATCATCAGGCGCGGCGCCCGCTTTGCCGTTCGGCTTTGGAACGGCGAGCGCCAGGTCACGCTTGGGACATTCGACACACTGGCAGAAGCCCGATCGGTTCGGGACGCAGAAGAGGCCCGCTTGGGGCTGAATAGGAGGCAAGATTGAGAATCAGATATGTGATCGGACGGGCAGAGATGCCCAAGCCGCCCAGGCGGCTGAAAGACGACAAACTGAGCACAGCGAAAGCCCAGGATACTATGGGCTGGCTGTACGAGGCCGCAGCGTACGAGGCAGGCCATGCGCCCGACAGTGACCTGCTGGAGCATTTGCAGGGCAGAGATCAGAGCGCTTGGGCCTATCGTCTCGACATCTGGAGCAGCGCAGACCGGCGCAATAGTGCGCTTGCTGACGCGGCGAAGATGACAAAGCAGATGCGCAACGCCGAGCCGATGCCGCCCAGGAATCCTTGGGGCTGCGACCGCTGCGACTGGCGCCGCATCTGCGAGGAAGACCCGACGGGCTATCACATTCTCGACAATCACAGCGTGATTGCAGGCAGGCCGGCCAGTCGGATCGGCATCAGATACAACCCAAGAGTCACTCACTGGCTGAACCGGGACAAGCCTGGTCGCGTGGTTTCGCCGTCGGAACTGTATAGCTGGAACCATTGCCAACGCCGCTGGGCGTTTGAATACAAGCAGCGGTTGCAGATCGACAAAGAATGGCGATTTTACGAGGCCAGGGCACGCGGCACGATCGTGCACGCCATCGCCGAAGAGTTGCTGTTGGACTGGCAGACTTTCGAGCCATTGCTCAAGCGTCCGTCGTGGCGTGTCGGCGCCGAGATGCCAGACAAGATCGACCAGCTTAAGCGTGAGATGTTGCCCCGAATCGCTCCGACGTTGGAGCGCATCGAAGAAGAAGCCGGCTCCGGCTTCGAGCCTTCGGCGCTGATCGAGTCTTTCGACGGCTATATGCGATGCGGCTGGGATATGGTCGCCCTTGCTATGGAAGGCATCGAAAGCGTGGAAGAAGTCGAACAGCGGCGACTGATCAAGCTGGAAGGCACTAACAGATGGATGACCGGCAAGCCCGACGCCGTGTTGAGAGATAAGAACGGCGCCCTGGTCGTTCTGGAGCTGAAAACCAGCGCCACGACGGATCTTGCACGAGCAGCCGAAAGATACAGAACTAACCCGGCGGTTGACCTATACGCCGCCATGATTCAAGAAGGGCAGCCCGCCCAAAGCTGAAAAGGAGACAGCAAAATGGCACTTAAGAGCATTACCTACAACCAGCCCCAGAATCTCGGGCAGATGCTGCTAGTCTACGGCAAGAGCGGCATTGGAAAGTCAAGCCTTATGGCCCAGCTTGCCCTTGCCGCCGAAGCGTCTGGCCGCTTTGCAATCATCGGCGACACGGAGCGCGGTTCTTCCGCCGCTTTGCGTCGTGCAGGCTGCAAAGACTCGAAGGCTTTCGACTTGAGCGAGGCCGGCGGCATCCGTGATGCAATGGAACTGGCGCAAGGCACGCTGAACGATCCGAGCGCCGGCATGGTCTGCATCGATACGCTGACAGAGCTGGCTATCACGGCGCTTCGGTCTGCGATGGGCAACCGTGACTTTCCAGAGTTGCGAGACTACGGACAGCGCAAGTTTTCACAGCTTAAAGTGCTGCGAGCCTTGCGAGATGTCGCCAGCTCCGGTCGCGCTGTACTGATCACAGCCCAGGAAGGCGTTCGGGACGTGGAAGGCATTGCGGCGAAGATCGTGCCCGAAGTTCCCAGGGGAGACCGAGAAGATCTTATTTCGCAGATGGACGCCGTGGCGCACATGCGAGTTGCTCGCAAGGCAGACGCCGATGCGCTCGGCTTGCCTGTCGGCTGTCGCTATCTCGACTTTAGAGAAGATCCGAAGCGGCAGACCAAACTGCGAGACCCAGCGCCCTGGTTGGCTTGGGGTCTTGATGCGAATAACTATATCTGGCCACTGCTGGACGCAGACAGCTTCCAGCGTCTTTTCAACGCCCTGACATACAAGGAGACAAGCTAATGGGTATGCGAGAAATGTGGGAAAACGGGAGCGGCAACAGCGGAGATTTCGAAGTCTTGCCCGAAGGGATCTATGACTGCGAAACGTACGATCTGAAGCATCAGGCCGGCAATGATGGCATCATGCGGACAGAGATCACGTTCAATATCACTGCAGGCATTCACGAGGGCCGACGCATCTGGCTGAAGGTCAAGCACGCCCAGAACCAAGTCTTTATGATGCGGCTGGTCTGGGACGCTTCTGGCTTGAACGGCTCGCCCTTCGACGGGCTGGGCGAAGACGTCAGCGACGAAGAAGTCTGGAACAACTGGGGCCGGCTTGTTTACGAAACGCTTGGTTCAGAGATGCGCGTCAAGGTCGCCCATCGAAAATGGACTGGCCAAGACGGGCAGGAGCGCACGAGCCTTAGTGTTAAGGATCTGCAGCAACTGAAGCGCAGCGAAAGCAGCGCCGACGAAGTTGGAGTTCCCTGGTAATGCGGATCCTCGGGATTGATCCCGGCTTTGCAAACTTCGGCTGGGCTGTTTTGGATTTCTCCGAAGCAGCCCCGCCGGAGATTTGCGCGGCTGGCGTGATCAGGACAAGCCGACGCCAGGGCCGTGAAACGGTCAGCGAATCCAACGCCAAACGCTGCGGCGAGTTGTCGGAGCGACTTTGCCAGGTGATGGACGACTGGCGGCCCTGGATCATCGGCACAGAAGCGCAAAGCTGGACCAGACGCCACAAGGCCGACACTCAAGTTGCTCAAGCCTTCGGCGTGCTGTTTGCACTGGCAGGCATGGACAACTGCCCCGTCGTGCATCTGCCGCCCCAGCAAGTGAAGATGACAGCCTGCGGACGGAAGAACGCCAGCAAAGCAGACGTGCAGGCCGCTTTGTCTGAGCGGCTGCGCTTTTACGCGAAGACCGTGGGACAAATCCCGAAAAGCCATTTAGAACACGCCGCCGATGCTGCAGCCGTTGCCCTGGCTGCCGAGCGTTCAGACCTTGCCCGTGCCTTGTCGAGAAAGGCTAAAATTGGAGACTAAAGAATGGAAGACTGGAGCCCTGCCGAGCAGGCCCTGATCGCCGAAACGATCTGCGCCGTCGAATGGAACGACGCAGCCCCGATCATCGAGCGAATCTCTGCCGACGACTTCGCCGATACAGCCCATCAAACGATCTGGCGTGCAGTGCGCGCCATTCATCAGGACGGCAAACGCCCAAGCCTGGCTGCCGTCGATGAACAACTGAAAACATGGGGCGCCGTCCAGACTGCTGGCGGATCTGCCTACCTCAGCGAGTTGCTGGATGCTCTCAATCAGATGCTCGGCATCGAAGAGGCCGCCCGGCTTGTCTGGGATGCCGCCAGCCGTCGCAGGATAGCGCAGGAAGCCCGCTTAACGGCCGAAGCTGCCAGCGGGCAGGGCGGCAGCCTGAAGAGCGCTACGGGCCGCCTTCGTGATCTGCTCGAATCTTTGGAGAAGCGCTCGGCAGTACAAGAGCCGGTTCTGGACGGCTGGCAAGCCATCGTCGAAGAACACGAGCGGCAGGCGTTGCCCTGCTTAGAGACTGGATTCGCTGCGCTTAACGATCTGGTGCAGTTCAGCCCCGGTCGGCTGTATATCTTCGGAGGAAGGCCAGGCAGCGGCAAAACAACGTTAACGCTTCAGATAGCGTTGCAGTCTTTGATGAAATACGAGGAAGCCCATGCGCTTTTTGTATCTTGCGAGATGGGACCGGGCGAGCTGGTGAAGAAGGCCCTTTGCACGTTGACCGGCCGCGATTTTCTCGGGCCCTTTCTTTCGAGCGCTTCGGAATACAGCCGAGGCCGAGCCCTTGGGGAAGCGGGCCAGCATGAAAAGCTGCTGCGCCGTCTTCATCTGACATACAGCCGCAGCATGGATGATGTTCGCAAGGCAGCCAACCGGCTGATCAGCCAGGGGAAGCCGTTAAAGCTGGTCGTCGTCGATTATATTTCTGCGATGTCTGCGCCGAGCCGATCGGGCACGATGGAAACCCGAAGCCGAGAAGTTGGCGCCGTTTCGAGAGAATGCAAGCGCATGGCCCAAGAGATGGGGCTGGTGGTGTTCGGGCCGTCTCAGCTTAACCGGGCCAGCGCAGGTCAGAAGGCTAGGGCTCCGGTTTTGTCAGACCTTCGAGACTCGGGCGAGATTGAGCAGGACGCCGACGCCGTAATGTTGCTTTATCGGGCCGATATGGAAAACCCAGACGCTTTGGCAGATTTGATCGTGGCGAAGAATCGATGGGGCCAGCTTGGCAGCTTTACGCTGCGCCCGGATCTCGCCCGGCATCGCTTCGGAGAATAGCATGATTTACAGCGTTGTAGTTTGTGACGGTTGCGGCGAAGAGGGCCAAGTCAAAGGAAAGTCATACGGGCGATGGAGGGCGCACGTTGCGCGAAATGAACTTAAAGAACTGGGATGGGAAGTGGGCAGAAAGCACGGCACTGATTTCTGCCCTGAATGCCGAAACAAATCATAAAAAAGAAAGGGCGACCGGAGACAGTTGGCCGCCCTTCCAAAATGCCCTTGCCCGAAAGGGCGAGGCAAGCCTGCCCTATAGAAAACCTGCGTGCAACTATTCACCATCGCCACTTAAGGCCGGCGGTCGCTTTCCAGCTTGCTTCTTCGCCCCATCCAGCCGCCGCTTGAACCGCTGCATCTGCAGCCAGTCGGCCATTGAAACGATGCCGAGCACGAAGACCAGCAGCCCAGCCGCTATCAGAAGCGGAGGCCAAAAGGTTAAGCCCTCCCCGTTCATCTAGCTTGAGCCGTACAGGCGCGAGTGCCTTTAGCTCTTGGGCTGCTCGTCTAAAGGGGCCGCAGAAGCAGCCTCCACGGCTGCCCGCTTCTGCTTGGCCACGTCTTCGAGACTAATGCCCATCACGCCAGCAATGGCGCCCAGAGACGACGCGACGATCGCCTCGCTCGGCAGGCTTGGGAAGAAGTGCTTGGCCAGGATAGGCAGAACAGCCGCCAGGATCGACAGCCACAGCTTTCGAGATTTCATCTTGTCAGACATTGCTTAAGCCTCGTCGTGCCAGGTAATGGT